GTAATTGCTCCCCTGGGTGGGGGCGTTATGTTACATTCCGGTTCCTCCTACGAGGAGGTTCAGGATGTGCGCTTACGGGTACACTATTGTGCCCCACGGCGAAACGCTTCTAGCATGGCCGCGCCATGCGGGAAGCGGGTATAGAAGTCCGGCTCATGGAGTCGGGCTCCTAGGTGTCTTGTGACTACGTTAAGTAGGTGCAAGACAATTTTGGTGAGGGGATCTCCCATGAGAACCCCACGCCGAAGCAGGACGGAGCGGATATTGTCGCCCTCGTCCCTGCCGATGTGTGCTAATTCGCCAGTGGCGAAGAAGAACACAGTGCGGGGCTTGAAGCAGGTATCTGCTACAAGCCTCTCTAGGACCTTGGGGATGCCGCACTTGCGCATCCACCTGATCCCCAGATCAGATGCGACTTCATGCCGCATCTTATCTGTAGCTTCTTCGTAATCCGTACTGGACACGAAGAGGTCTCTGAAGGTATCCGTCCTTTCGACGTACCCTTCATATGCTGTCTCCTCTCTCGTTTCGAGAGAGAAGGTCAGATCCCTTCTTTCCTCCTCTGTAAGGTGGAGGAAGAAGTTCCACCCGTGGTTGGCTGCCGCCATCCCCGAGTGGCTGCTCCGGACCCCTTTTCTTAAGGGTTCCGCGCAGATCTTGGCTACAAGGTCGAGTACGACCTTGAGGCAAGCTCGAGCCTTGGTAACGCTTCTAGCCTTACCTGGCTCTCTGACCACGGTTAGAAAGGCAACACGCCTCTCTTCCGCGGGTGTTCGGAGAACCTGGTCCAAACAGGACCAGAATATATATTCTCCGATACTATCGAAGTGCTCCAGAGTTCTGAAGCACTCGATAGATGCGTCGGTGAGGTCCCGTACTGGGACCGCATCGCCGGCTTCACCGGAGGCGATCACGTCGCGGATCGCCTCGGTGGTACCACCTTCCCGTCGGGTTTGTTCCCAACAGGCGGAGGTTGCCACGGTAACTCTCGACTTTGTCGCGAGTCCCGTGAACGCGCTGTCGGGGAGGCTACTAAGAACCTCCTCGTAAGCGGCCAGGCGAAGCGCGCGAGCATCGCGCGGTTCGATACCTGGATCAGCCGAGATGGTGTTTAGAAACTTCATCTTCGACTGTAAGACGACAAGGGGTGGGGGTGTTCCCGCCCCTCTCGTCTGACTCAGGAGTCCGAAGAGGTAAATCCTCCTCGCTCCAGAGGTCGATTCCGCCCGTCTATAGACAGGCGCGAATTGACGGCACCATGACGGGATGACATCCATCTCGTCGAGTGCACTGGCTAAGTCTCCACGATGACTGTGGAGCTTAAACCACTTGCGCGTCCTCTTCAATTGAGAGTACGCGCACTCGATGTCGAGCGCACACTTTGTGAGCTCTCCATCTAGGAACTCATCTCCAATTAAATTGGAAATGTTTCCGAGTGTGAACAGGTCAAATCTGTCCCATGTCCACACTTCTTCGGGATATGCCAGATACCTCTGGATAAATATCCCGTCCACGGTTTTGAGCATTTCTAAGAAACGCTCAGCCCGCGCCTTCCTATCTCGAACCTTCTTAGGCTCGACTAGGAGTAGCTCCAGTTGCCTTGCCGACAGGCAAGGGTCTGAAGCGCCCTTCAGGAACCGGTTTATCCGGTACCGAAGGTTTCGAGCCCAGCCTAAAGTAGTTTTAGACTGGTCCTCGTTGCACATCTTACTGAGGCGTCGACCCCAGAAAGTGTGTTGGAAGATGACGTGCAATCGCACCTCATCGTCCTTGATCGTTGTCCAACGCGTTTTGTTGGACTCCGATCCTGTCCATTTGTCTCCGAGGAGACGCCTGGGCAATGGGTCTTGGAGGCGGTAACCGTCTCCTGACCACAGGATAGTATCTGGGATATGTCCCAGATGCTCTCCGAGTACGTGACCCGCGTGGATTTTCCACGGGTCCTCGTACTTGAGACGGTACCGGGTATTTTCCCGGAACCGAATCTTCGCTGGAGGGATAACTATTAGTTTCCCGGCAGCGGTCGAGGATTCTTCTCCGGAGTCGGAGCGTTCCTCGTCAGGATCTTCGGCTAGTATAGCCTTTTGATCCTCATAGTCTGTGGCCTCCATAAGGAGAGACCCCAGACTAGACATAGATGCCGTCGACCCTTCGCCGACGGTCCTATGTATCGTGAGGTTGCGCCCAGCGGGCGCGCCCTCGCGCATCTCCTCCCTGAGGGTAAAACCCGCACGGAGGAGGTTCTCGCGGTTCTTCGTCACTGACGATGAACCCGCGGCACGAAGAAGCAAGCTCGATGGAACTTGCTTCGTCGAGAGGTAATGCTTCCCTTCTGTGAAGGGAGCAAGAACCTCAGGAACAACGGGTTTCTCAAGATTCCCGTTGAACCACAGGGGAAAACGGCTCATTTCGGCCGCCACCCCCGCATTGGTTGCTGATCCTTGAGGGAGGATCACCCC